ACCGGCCACTTGGAACCCTGGAACCACCATGCCGAAACAAGCGCGCGAGAGCCCTTGCAAGCGGTGGTGCTTTACCCTCAACAACCCGACTGAGGAGGAGATAGAGAGAGTGAAAAATCTGTCTCCGAGTGAGTATCACTATGCGATAGTCGGGAAAGAAAAGGGAGAACAAGGCACCCCGCATTTGCAAGGGTTCCTGCATCTGAAAAAGAAGCAGCGGTTGAAGCAAATGAAAGAGCTGATTCCCCGCGCGCATTTCGAGAGAGCCCGTGGTTCCGATGAGGACAATGAGCAGTATTGCGGCAAGGAGGGGGACGTTATACTCACCATTGGGGTTCCTTCAAAGGGTAACCGGAGTGACCTTGCCGGAGCTGTTGCCGCCGTGAAAGCCGGAAGAGGTATGGCCGAAGTCGCGCGAGAGTTCAGTCTAGCCTACGTCAGATATGGGCGGGGCCTGCGTGATCTTGCGCTGCTGATTGGCCAGAAGCCCCGTGACTTCAAAACGGAAGTCATAGTGCTGACCGGCCCTAGTGGGTGTGGCAAATCCCGCTGGGCCAATGAACAAGAAGGAACTAAGTTTTATAAAATGAAAGGTGATTGGTGGGACGGGTATTCAAACGAAGACATGGTCATCATAGATGACTTTTATGGGTGGATCCCGTTCTGTGAACTGCTCCGCCTCTGTGACCGTTACCCACACAAGGTGCCCGTTAAGGGCAGCTATGTGGAGTTCACGTCTAAGAAAATAATAATTACAAGCAACACCCACCCAGATCACTGGTACAATGAAGAGAAATGCTACCTGCAAGCCCTGTTTCGGAGGATCAACAGATGGCTTGTTTGGGACGGTCTGAGATTTGAAGATGCTCCGGAGTGCATGAAGAAGTACCCCATCAACTATTGAGGACTTCACCTCCCGCGTGTTCACCGCGCGAAGCGCGGTGCCCTGCCGCGTAGCGGCCCGTGACCCCCCCAGAGTTGGCCATGCCTTGCACCCCCAAAGTTGCCTCCTTAGGATCGAAGGTCGGCCGAAGGCCGACCGAGCACACTGACCTTGGGCCATGCCTTGCACCCCCAAAGTTGCCTCCTTAGGATCGAAGGTCGGCCGAAGGCCGACCGAGCACACTTATTCTCGAGGGAAAGAGCGGTTTTCTGACTTAGGGTTAGGGAAAGGAATACGGCTATGCGGATCGTTCGTACAATAAAACACTTTAATTCATGTGTGTCATGTTCAATTGTCTGAATTCAACATAAATAGTGGCTTTGATCTGCATCTCAAAGTCAGCCGGCCATGGTTCTGGGAAGCTGAATGCCAGGCCGTAGTGGTTCACTCTGGTCCCCGATGTGGTGGAGGCAGTGGTTTCTCCTTTCTTCATGAGGGGTATCCATGCCCCTCTGGGGTTGTTCAGCCACAGCGCGGCTGTTGTGTTAGCCGTGTCAGTGTCCGTAACGGACAGCTGTGGTCGGGGGCGAAACAGCCGCTTAAAACCTTTTCTCAGGGTCCACTTTCTGGCACCATCCCAGTTTGCAAGGGGGTCGACCGTCAGCCGGGTCTTCTTAAAGAAGTCTCGAAGGTGCTGATCCTGTATTGGGACAGTTACCCCCGCCCCTTCCCAGTGCGTCCAATCTTCCCGGCGGGGTATGCCTTCTACTTTGGCCAGACGGATTCTATAGTCCTCAAAGGGTAGCTCCTTCCCTTCTGGGAAAAAGTCTTTGAGGATTATAGTTACCCCGTCAGTGCCGAACCTGAAGGCCCCGGCATTTTCAGCCTTGCCGAGTATCTGCTGGTACTGTCTGACCAGCTTTATCCGGTAGATCCTGTTGGTGCGGTGGCCACGCCTGTTGGCAGGGATCCGCCTCCTGCGGCGCCAGTGCCGCCTGCGCATGCGCAGATGGCGTCTCCGCCTCCAGTGACGCATCCGCCTCTGAATGAGGAAGTGGTTCCAAGTGGCCGTTAGTATT